CTAAAATCTGCCCTTGTGTACCCTTTGCTACGAAACCCTGCACCTCACCCGAAACCGCCAAGATTGGAGAACCGAAATAGTCGTTCATATCTGCGTGATTTGAAACTGATGTCTCATATCTCTCTATCATTGACTGCGAATCGTACCATTCGGGCAAACCTTGTTCGTGGTAGATAATCATTATCTTGCCAACAGGATTAGGTAACGGATTAGCAACTGCCGAACCATTAATATCAAGAATAGTATCTAATCTCCAAGCACCTTCTAAATTGATGTAGTGTGCTTCAAATTCTGCGGTATAGACAGAAAAATGTTCGATGTCTTTTCCTTCTGATTTAGTCTTATAGGCACGACCAAAAGCAATCATATCTCCGTAGTTGTCGTAAAGAGGAAACAATGAATCCCCAAGCGAAGGCGATAGTATCTTGCATTTCAAAGTGAACTTAGTATCTGTACCTTCTTCTTCGGGAACAAAGTACCATAACTCGGCACACTCCATTTCCGACATCTGTCTGCGTAGAACCTCTTTATTGCGAAAGTCCATACGGTTCTTTTTCTGTATGTATTCCGTGCGTTCTATTATCTTCTTTCCCTTTGCTGATTTTGAGAACATATTGTAATTGACGGGAACGGACAACATAAATCCTATTCGTTGTTCTACTATCTGTTGCTGAAAAGGCACTCCTATTCGTGAAACTGGAACAACCGTAGTAACCGTTTGTGCAGAGCCATCTTCATTCGTCTGAACTACTCCATTTACTATAACATCTTGATTTATGATTTTATCAAGTCTTATGTTCTTATCAAAAATCTTGTGCTTCGTAACATCGTACTGCGATTCACATTCTTCGTGCGAAACTTCTCTTTCTTTCTCTTTGAAAAGGTCGATAATCTGTTTTATATCGCTACCTTTTAATATTTCTAATTCGTTCATATTGCTGTGGTTTTATAATTTAAAGCGTTATTCATATTTATATAATTTTCTGCTATTTTAAGAAACTTGTCAATCTTGGTAATATCGCTATCGGCTTCGCAAATAAACGGATTGCCAAGAAATTTGTCTCTCCGCTTATAAACCTCGTATCTTTCGTATTCTTCAATCGTCATATTCATTATGGTAGCCTCCCTAAAAGTTTTCCTATACTCATTTTTTTACCTTCTGCGTGAGGCCAGAAAGTATCACAAACGCTATCAAATTCGTCTGTTGAGAATCCTAAACGCTTCTTGATTTCGCTTTTTTCTTCTAACTTAATCTTTCCCGAACTTAAAATCATATAGCGTATCTGTGTTAATTCTTGTGCAAGACGACCTTCGGGCGGTAAACACGCTTCGCAACCATTTACTGGATTGAGCCAATCCCGAAAAGCCCACGCCAAATACGCTCTCATATTAACAAACTCATAAATCCCTGTTATGTCGTGCAAACCAACTGCCGACTCTGAACCCTTGACTGAAAAAACCTTGTTTTTAAGCCCCATCTCTACTAATCTGGAATAAACCCCCGCACCCTCTCCGATAGTGTCTATAAACGCCTGATTTCGCCCTGCAAGTTTGGATTTAAGTATATTTGCTATCTTCATATGGTCTGCCTTTCCTGCCGACTGATAAACCTCGAATGGAAGAACGAAATTATCCATTCTTTCGCAGATAACAGAACTATCTACGCCCATACCCGCAATGTCCGCACCTATCTTCTTCGGGCAAGACTTAATCAAACCTAACTGCTTTGTCTTTCTCCATCGTTCTTTTGCAAGTTCAACCCAAAGCGGAGGGATAAGTATATCTTCTGAAACTTCGGGGAACATACCACGAACCTTGACACGAAATAAGTCATTCGGTCGGTAAGTCTCTCCTTCCCACTTAAAATCTCCTTTCCCCTCATCAAGTTCTTCTTCTCGTATCTTTTCACACCAAAGTTCAACTTTGTCTTTTACCCAATCGTAGTCTACCTGTCCGGGAATTACTATTTTCTTCTGCACTACATTCGGTGCATTAAGGTCGTCAAGACGAAACGACTTCCATCGTGGAGATGTCATTGCTCTTGCAGCATAACCTATTGATGTGTTCGGGTTAAAGATTAACACCATTCGTGAATTTCCCTGCAAGTTACCTTCAATGGCCGCAAAAGTCATTTCTGAAAGACCAGACGCTTCTGTAACTAAAAACATAGTATTTACAGCGTGGAAACCCGACCATACCTCTGTCTTTGTGTCGTCTGCCTTAAACCCCGTCAAAAACCATTCATCGTAATCTGTTCTTATGTCTGTTCCAACAAGACGACCATACTTTAATAGTGAGTTATTATATAGCCTTGATACTTCGGGGTACATAATGTTCTCTACCTGCCTGGAGTTCGGTGCTGTAAGTGCAACTTTCGTATTCTCTACCAAGATACCATTTTCGTTAAATCTCGGTGTAAGCCACAAGAAACAAAGAGCCGCCACCGCACCCGTAAAGTCTTTCCCTCGTGCCGTTCCTGCCGCTACAGCAACTCTCGGATAAGTCTGTATTGCCCTTAAAATGTCTTTCTGTTCTTTGTCAAGATTGACTTGTAGCACATCTTTTGCAAACAAACACCAATCGTTTTGCCAAGCTAATAGCAAATCTACTTCTTTGTCGTCTATTTCTTCATCATTCATCTACCATAGTTATATTAGGTGGCAGTTGTCTTTTTGCTGCCGATTTTAAAAGTTTTTCCAAAGGATTGACTGTTACATTCAAGTCTGTCCTTGTTGTATCTACCCAACCAAAGTTCTTCAAGGCAAATATTGCACCCGTAGGATTGGTTGAGTGTAGTTTTTCTTCATATCCTCTTTCTACTACTAATTTTGCTTTTTCTACTATCTCTTTAAACTCTGGTCGCTTACCAAACTTATTAAGGCTCTCTCGTGAAGAAAAGCCAAGATAATAAGCAAGTCCTGTCCAAGTATATAGTTTTTGTGTTACTTCTTCATCTCCTTTCTTTAATGTATAGGTATTTGCACCACTTTCAAAATAAGCGTCTACCTTGTTGCGGAATTTAAGTACCGTTTCGCACCACGGTTGTACAAACTCTTTTGAGCGATTTATTACCGTTGTTTCTAACCTTCTCTTTTGTCGTTCTTCTCTCTCTGCAAGTTCTTCGGGAGTGTAAACCTTTTTCGGTCTACCTCCTTTCGGTCTTTCCTCGCCTTCAGCATAAACCTTTTTCTCTTTTGGCGGTTTTTTCTCTTTCTTCGGTTTATCTTTTTTCGCTTCTTCGACTATAAAGATATGTTTCACACGCCTACCTTTTCCTTCTTCGGTAGACTTTGGCCGCCCTCGTTTCTTTTTCTCCTTTGGTTCGGGAATATCACGCTTCCCCGTCAAAGGATTATATTTACCTTTTCTGTTCATAAAAAACTTTTTGACTTTTACAAATATAACTAAATTTTTATTTGTAACAACATAGTTACTCGTCAGGAACTTGTATCACCCATACCCCACGATTCAATTTTAGCCACCTTGCGGTATGCCCCCACGGTAGCATATCTTCTTGAATCCTACGCAATAGCGACTTTGGAGAAATTTCTTTTCCCCCAAATTTATACTTTTTACAGTATTCTTTCACGGTTAATATCATATCAATTTTGTCTATTAATTAGACAAAGATAATAAATTTTCTTTATAAAACAACTTTGTTTCATTATCTTTATCGAAATTTTAAAAAGAATTTTATTATGAAAGAAAAAGTATTAGCATTTTTGAAGGGCAAACTACAAGGAACTTCGGAAAGCTATTTGAGTGGGGTTGCAGATTTTTATGCAAAGACCATCACAGAAGAAACAGAAATCGAAACAACATTGAACGATGGGGTTATTGGTTTATTGAAACTCAACGCAGGTATACTTCAAGCAGAAGGCGACCGCAGAGCAACAGAGGCTACAAAGACAGCCGTTAAGAACGCATTGGAGAAACTTGGTTTAGATGAAAATGGAAAACCAAAAAATCAGCCTACACCTCCACCCGCACCCGTAGACCCTAATAGTACGGAAGCTATACTTGCGAAACTTCTTGACGCAAAACTTACTCCTCTACAAGAAAAACTTGCAGGATTTGAAAAGGAAAAAACTCAATCGCAGTTGATGGGAAAACTAACATCAAAACTGAAAGAGAAAGGTATTCCAGAATCCTACTACAAAGGTCGTAACATCTCAATAGAGAATGAAGCCGACATTGAAACTTTTGCTACAACAATAGAAAGCGACTTTGGCACATTCCGTCAAGAGTTAGCTGAAAGTGGGGTGGTGATAAGTGTTCCACAAAACGCACAAGGCGGCTCAACCGAAGGAAAGTTCGGTGCAAAGGTCGCAGAAAAACAAAACGCTGGAATATCGGGTGATATAGAAGGCAAAAAAATTCAAATTATTTAAAAAATTATGCAAATAACTAACGATTCAATCGCAGGAAAGAAAGTAATCTTTGAAAGTATCATAGATGAAATCCCCGGAGGGTTGTCTCTCCCCGTAGCAGACCTTGACTACTTGGTACATAATGCCAATGTAGATAAAAGGTATCTACCCGCAGGAACACCCGTATATGTCGATATTGCAGCCCGTACAGCTACGGTTTGTAAGTCGGCAGTCGCACTCGCTTCGAGTTCAGCTCAAGCAATCAGAGTGCCTAAACTAAACCACTTTAAGGTGGGTGAATATCTTAACGATGGAGTAACATCCGCAGAAATCACAAGCATAACCACTACCGTGGCTACTTATGATACAATTGCAGTGGATGCAGCTCTTATCTACGCAGAGGGTACTAAATATGGCGAAGGTTCTGCAACAGGAACATCTACCGCTCTTTATTTAAGCCCTAATGGTCTTACAAGAGACAAGATTGACCTGGAAGAAGGAAATGCAGATGTAGCCGTAGTAACTATGGGTACAGCTCGTGAAGCAGCCCTTTCGTTCCCTGTAAACTCTCTTTATAAGGTAGCCCTTCGTGGCGGAACAGCTGGTACAGGAAAATCACTTATAACATTCGTATAATATGAAAACACCAATTATAGAAGGTTTAACACAAGGTGATTACACCTCGTACCTCGCAAAAAGACAATTCGAGCAACTCTATTGGCCGACTTTCTTCCCTATTAAGAACGTAAATACTCTCGATGGAAAGACACTAATCGGTGCAGAAGGTTCTCGTGCAGCAGCTTTTGTTATCTCTTATGATTCAAAAGCACCAGAACTTGGTCGTAAGGCTATTGAAACCAAACACTTTGACATTCCTAAGGTAGCCGTTAAGAGGGTTAAGTCAGAGAAGGACATTCTTGAACACGCTATCACTCGTGCAATACAAGGTAATGATGCAGTTATCGAAGATTACTTCGCAGACGCAAAATTCGTTGTTGATGCCGTTAATGGCCGTGAAGAATGGTTTGCTCTTACCGCTCTTTCTACAACTAAAGTACAACTTTCAACAACTAACAACCCTATGGGTATAGTTAATGAAACCGTTATCGACTTTGGTATGGCAGATGCCAACAAGAAAGTTGTTTCAGCAGTTTGGGCTACTACTGCAACTAAATTGATTACCGACTTCACAGCCGTAGCGAAAGCAGGTCGTGCGTTAGGACTTCAATTCCGTTATGCTTTTATGAACCAAGCAGCGTTTGACCTTGCAATAGCAGGAACAGAACTGTTGGGATATTTTACAGGTTTGAACAATGTGGTTAGTCCTGTTGATTTGGCTTCTGTAAATCGTCTCCTTTTGGCTCGTGGACTTCCTCAAATCGTAATCATAGAAACCTATGTAGGTATTGAGAACAAAGCAGGGGTAACTACTCTTGTCAATCCTTGGTCTGATACTCACGTTCTTTTCGCACCTGATGTTGTACAAGGCTCTATGTTCAACGGCCCGATAGCCGAAGAACTTGAAAGACCTGTTGATGTTATCCAAGCGAAGAAGGGTAATGTACTCGTTTCTGTGAAGAAAGGTTTTGACCCGATTAATGTAACAACCAAAGGTGAAGCCAATGTATTCCCTTCTTGGCCTAATGTTAATCAGTGTATGAATATGTACACAGGTAGTACTACAACTTGGGCATAATGACTAATCTTGCGGCAATAAAAGCCAAACTTAACTTTCCGCTGTCCGATGATGCTTATATATTAGCGTTGTCGGATAGGGGACTTGTTTCGACAGCGACCTATGCCGATAAGAAGTTATTGGAACTCACTTGGGCAGACCTTGTCTATACTTTGGCTACTACTCCAAATACCACCGAAGGCGGTTACTCGATAAGTTTTTCTAATCGTGGCGACCTCTTGAAAGCGGCAGATGCAGTGTACTTGAAGTATGGTATTCGTAACCCTTTAAGACCTATTGCGACCTTTAAAAGTAAAATGTAATGCAGTACCCAGATAATATAGTATTAACGATAACCACTCCTGCCTACCAAGATGCTAATAGTAATTGGGTGGCTGGTACAACTTCAACACTTACCTCGTCTTGTCGATTAGAACCTAACGGAACGGGTCGTCAAGTGATGGGTGATGATGGTGTTTTGAGGGATTACGCTTATACTTGTTATCTTCCGCAAATGACAACCGTTGTTCCAAGTGGCTCTACTTATGTGGCTACCACTTTAAATAACGGAGTTGTTTCGGGGACTGTAAAACGAGCAAGTAACGGACAATTAAATTCAAGACTATGGCTCTAAAGACTGACTATAATTCTGCTAACTTTCTTCTGCAACTGAAAAACGATGTAGAAGTTGGATATGCTGCGATTATACCAGATATGATTCAAGTATGTAAGGATTTTCTTACCGATACGAGGGGGCAGATACAAGACCACTCAATGGGAACTTATAAAGACAGAACCAAAGAGCTTCGTGGCTCGTTGGCTGCTTATATCTTCCGCAATGGTGGTTTGATTTGGTCTGACGGTGGCGAAAACGATACCGAGAGCCGAAGGATTATCCGTGAAGAAATAGCATTGACCCCTTCTGGTTTTGACATCGTTGGGATAGCATCCAAAGAGTATGCGTCTTGGGTTGAATCGAAGGGGTATAATGTAATCACTAATCAAGGAGAAGTTTTCTTAGTAGACTTGGGTAGCGTATTTACCAAACTCGGATATAAGGATATGGGTTCGCTTAAATTAAAATCGCCTACAAAGGCAATAACAAAGGTAAGTTATGGAATATAAATCATCGGATTATGTAATAGACACCGTTTGTGGACTTTTAAGCTCTATAAACAAGCCTAAATATAAGAAAAACAAACCGACACTTGCTCAACCTAATGAGTACATAGTGATAAACACACTCGGAATAGATGCCGACATAATGCAGAAATGCAGGGTGAATGTGAATTATCACGTGAAAGACATCAATGGTGGAACAGGAGTTGGGTATGTACCCGATGATGCAAAGATAGAAGCAGGAACAAATGCAGTAAAAGCTATCTTGCAAAAGGTTTCAACAACTACCTATCTTATTGACTTTGAAGGTCAAGAGACAATATACGATTCTGCTCTCAATGAGCATTATTCAAACATAAAATTTAGTTTTAAACAAATAAATCAATAGATTATGGCAAATTATATTTTTAGCGTCAAATCCGTGAAATACGGAACTCCGACAGGCACAAACACTATGCCTGCTTCGGGAGATATGACACCACTTCCCGATACCGTAAAAGGGTCGGTGAACATAGATGAGGGCGAAGGCACTCTGACTAAATTCTTCGTAGACCAAAAGATACAACCTATAAAAGTTGTAAAGACAGAAGAAGGTGAACTTACCGCTACAATGCAGTTCTACGACTTGACTTACGCTACCATAGCCGCTTTGAAGGGCGGTACAGGTAACGCTTCGGGTTGGACACCTGAAACAGGTTATACACAGATTGAAAAAGCTCTGCAAATTGATACCGACTCTGGACATACTTTCGATTTCTACAATGCACAACTTACTACCCGTTTCACAGGTGGTGGTTCTCGTGATGCAATGTTTATGATGGAGATGAAAGCCACTCCACAGATGTCTACCGATGTAGCAGGTTCTTACAAGATACGCCCTACTGTTTAATTTTAAAGGGGGCGAAAGCCCCCATTTATTACTATGGAGAAAATGGAAGAACGCTTATCTAAGGTTATACTCGGTAAGTGCGGAGAGGAAGATAAGTTTGATTTGACCTTTCTTGGAATAAAATTCAAGTTAGGCATTAAACCGCTTTCTGGAACAAGGGTAGTCAAGGTAAGTGAACAGGTTTGCAAGATGTCGGAAATTGTAGATGAGCAACAGACCGTCTTTCACGCAATGATGCAGCACTCAAAGAACATCAAGTATGTTGCTCGTGCTATTGCCATTGCTACTGGTTCGTGGTTCACTCCTATCGTTGCTCGTGGTATTCAAGATTTAGCGTTAGAGGATATAGAAACTTTGTGGAATATAACTATTCGTCAGTCAAACGCTGCTTTTTTTTTGAATATTATGACCTCGGCAAAGAATCTGAACCTGATGAAAAAGAAGAAGGAGGAATAGAAGGTGGAAAAACCTTCCCTTCTAATATAGCAATGCTTCGTGTTAAACTTGGACTTTCTGATAAAGAGATAATGGCAAGACCGTGGATATTGACGCAGATTGAGAGTTGCGATTTTCCAAATTACGTTCCTAACAAGAAGAAGTCTATCAAGAATCCAACAAGCATACCCGATTACCTAATGAGTAAATAATTATAATTATGGCAGGAATAGTAGTATATGCATCATTAAACCACGCAGCACTCGATAGAGGTATAGTTGAGGCTAATGCCAAAGTAGGTAAGTTTGCAAGAGACATACAGCGTCAAGGTGCGGGTATAGAAGCAGAGATGGGAATGCAACTCAAAAGGGCTGCTGAAAGACTTGCTGCCTATGGAACTATTTTCGCAGGTATTGGTCTTGCTCAACAGATAATCAAGGTTCGTGGAGAGTTTCAACAACTTGGTATAGCGTTTGAAACGATGCTTGGCTCGAAAGAGAAGGCAGACCGAATGATGCAACAATCTTTTCAATTTGCACAAAAGACTCCTTTTGATATGATGCAAGTTACTTCTAACGCCAAACAACTTATGGCGATGGGAGTTTCGTTTGAAAAGGTTATGAGTACGATGAAAAGTTTGGGCGATGTTGCAGCAGGTGTTAGCGTTCCTCTTTCTCGTGTCGTAATTAACTACGGGCAGGTACTTGCTCTTGGTCGTCTGCAATACCGTGAGGTAAGGGATTTCGCTATGGCAGGTATTCCGCTTACAGAAGAACTTGCTAAGAATCTCGGCAAGACAAATAAAGAGGTTTTGGCACTCATTAGTGCAGGTAAGATAGGATTTCCAGAGGTAGAGAGGGCATTTCAAACAATGTCGGGAGAGGGCGGAAAGTTCTATAACTTGATGGAGAAACAAAACGCTTCGCTTACAGGACAGATTTCCAATTTGGTAGATAAGTGGCAGATGGCGTTAAATGATTTAGGAAAATCGCAGGAAGGATTTATTTATTCAGGCATAAAAGGTGCTGCACTTGTTGTTGAGAATCTTAAGCCGATACTTACTATTCTTGGTGATTTGGTTATTGCGTATGGTGCATATAGAACTGCTTTAATTCTTACGGGTTCTGTTAAAACATTGCGTAATACCACAATTTATTTGGAAGAAGCAAAGGCATTATCTACATTAATGACCGCCGAAGCTGCTGCAAGAGTTTCTAAACAAGGACTTGTTGTAGGCTCTATGGCTTATGCTTCTGCAATAAATGCAGAAATAATTGCACAAGGCAGGGAACTTGAATTAACCGCAGCATCAACAGCTAAGAAATTAGCCGCAGGACAACTTGAACTTGCAACAAGGGTTGCTATACTTGATTTGAGAAAAGCGGATTTAGTTGCTGCCGAAGCTGAACTTGCGTTGGCAAATGCAGGTACAAGCACTATTGCTAAAAAAACCGTAGTAGCAAATCTAAACTCTGCATCTTTGGCGGTAAACACAGCAACCACAGAAGTAAATACCGCAGCAAAACAAGTTGAGATACTTGCAACAAAAAATAGTATAGCATCAACCGCTGCTTCTACTTTCGCAACCAATGTAAATACCGCTTCCAAGACCGCAAATGTAACCGTTAGCGGAATGTTTGTTGCCGCACAAAATGCAATGGTAGCATCATTAGCAAGGGTAAAAGCTGCTATGTTGGCTAATCCTTATACCGCAATAGCGGTAGCACTTGCTGCAATAGGATTTGCAATATATAAGGTAGTAACCGCAGATACAGAACTTGAAAAGGCGGAAAAGAGTTTACAAGAAACTCTGAAAAGAACAAGAGAGGAAAAAGATAATATAATAACAGATGCAGACCAACTTGTAAATAAAATAAGAACCGAAACAAATTCTGTTTATGACCAAATAAAGGCGTTTGATGAACTCATAAAGAAGTATGAGTTTTTTAAAAAATATTCTATCGAGGATATTAGAAAAATGACTGCCGATGAATGGAGAAAAGTACAACAAGAATTTAATATAGGTGTAGATAAATCTTCTGCTCAAAAAAACTATACAGACCAAGTAAAAAAAATAGCAGAGATAAATGCTGAAATAAAAAGGGTAGAAGGGAAACTTGGAGTGGGTGCGCCAAGAGAGAGAAAACAACTTGCTGCTGCGCAGATTGTTCTAAAAGAATATGAAAAGGAATTACAAAAAGTATCGGAAGAAGAAAAGAGGGCAAGAATAGGTTCTCTCCCAATTAAAGAACAAGAGCAATACTACAAGAATCAACTTGCATCATTAAAGGCACAGGCAGACGGGATAGATAAATTACTTGTAAAAGAAAACGAAAAAAAATTACCCGATATATTCGGTATGACTAAGAGTAAGGAATCTCTTGATTTACTAAAAACTCAAATTTCAGAAACAGAAAAAATACTAAATGGGTTTAGAGAGAAAGACTTAGCGGATGATAAGCTATATTGGGAAGATAGGCTTAAAAGAGCAACAGAGGTACAAGAGTCTATTGGCTCTGCTCAATTAAAAATATTGCGTGGTGCTTCAAAATCTCAACTTGAAAGCGGAAACATAAAAGGAATCTCAAAAGATGTAATAACTTCATTTATGAGTTCAGAGGCCGATATTAAAAAGGCAACATCTCAACTCAAAGTATACGAAAGAGCAAAGATAGATAGCGACCAGACTATTGAGAACAATAAGAATCGTCTTATAGAGCAAAGAAGCAAAAACGAACTCTTTGCAGCCACCGTACTTCAAGGTAAACTTTTAAGAGTAGAGGAAGAAACC